GGCCCCTAGAAAGGCCCCACGTCCTTCGTTGTCACAGAATCACAAAGAAAGAGAATTAAATGTTACCCGTTGTTCCCATGAGCCGTTTGCAGCTAGCGAGGGAGGTGCTGCAACTTCGTAAAGAAATGCGGCAATCCACCCTTGTTTTGTCTGCGCTGCTTCGTATGATCCAAAAGATCAAATACGATCAGTCGGCTACTGGTTTCACTGTGGTCCCAGATGGAAAGGCTTACGTTCGGTCAGGTACAACTAGTACTCCGACAGTCCGTAAGGATGTTCATCTTCGGCGTTTGAGCGACTTTCCATTGATTTCACTTTCCGAACTTGTCAATGTGGATCTCCACTCTGACACTTTAACGGATGTGTTACAATGAAAAAGTTTATCATTCGCTATTTAATCCTTACTCCTTTGGCTGCAGCCCTGAAATGGGCTACGATCCGTGTGACGACGTATTTGGAAAGGTAACCCGCATGCGTAACCGTGTTCTTAATACTCAATCGCGCTTACTTCCCACTTGTGGCCACGCATACTCCCAAGTCTATAGGAATGCGACTTTTCCTCCGATTCAATCGGAGGGTGTCGCTTCTTTTGTAGATCAAGAATATACTAAAACCATTGGGAATATAAGTGATGAGTTAAGTAACCCTCCCCCTGAAGTCTATGTTGACCCGATTAGTGGTAGATGGCGTCGTTATCGACGTAGTCGTTCTCCTATTGTTGAAATAGGAGGCCACCAAGAAGGTCTTATGCGCTCACAGTTAAAACCTGTGCACCGCTGTGTGCATTCTAAGATCGATTATAAGCTCTTGACAGGGCTTACTTTCGCCTTAGAGTCACATGACTTCGCTGGGAATTACTTATACGATCGAGACACCACGAACACATATAGTAACTGTGACGGTGGTCAAGTTATTAGCCTCCTATCTGCGGCCTCGATAAATGATACCTTAACCGGTTCAAATATTAGGTTTACAGCGGGGGACTATCTTAACCACGATTGGTTTGCCATCATGTCCTCGTTTAACGAGTCATGTGACCAGTTCATTCATTCTTCCACCCTTATCGGGGAATCTATCATCGAAAACGCTATCTTTGTTGATGCGTTCAAGTTGGTAATTAATCCGACTAGTGCTATCAAAACTTTAATTAAGTTAGGACAGCGCTTTAAGAGGCACCGGAAAATGAACCTGGGGCAAATGTCACAGAAACTTATGAAGGGAAGTGCGAATGCCAACCTGTTTTATCAGTTTGGCATTAAGCCAGCTATCTCCGACATTCGTGATGCGTTCCATGCCCATGAAAGGGTAAGTCAACGCCTCAAGATACTTCGTAGCAATGCTGGCCGATACATCCCAATTAGGGTTAAGGACGAACTCTTTTCGTCTCACAGCAACGAACTTCCGGCAACGGACGACACCTTAGACTTCCAGTGGACTATGCGCCATAAAAGGAGCATAGCTCACGCGGGAGCTTGGGGTCGTGTTCGGAGTGATCTACAATTTTCGGATACGTGGTCGGCCTATTTACAATACTTCGGTATTAATAAAATGGTCGGTCTCGTCTGGGAGTTAATCCCATTTTCCTTTGTTGTAGATTGGTTCACTAATACTCAAGAGCGTATAAATTATTACACTCGAGACCGTACTGGTGGACCATTCGAAGACATATGCAATGTGTATTCATCCGTCAAACAGGAAGAACTTTTGGAACTAAACTTAGTTCCTGGGCGCTTTCCGGCGATGGCCAATACTTACATTACAGTTCCGTCTTCACATATGCCGATAGTCGAGAGACTATCTACATATTACACTCGCATCCCGTCGATTCCAGATACATCCGGTGTGTTCGACTTTAGTGCACTCGGACTCTTCCACGCGCTTACTTCTGGATCATTAATTATCCAGAGGTGGCGGTAAAGTCGTTAGGGTACACGTCACGTCCCATCAACCGTCACCCGATTGGTATTCCATAGTGGAATATCGAGTAATACGGTGACAGAACTTGGAGTTTCCTATGTCCGTGATCGTAACTAAGTGCGATGGCACTACTGATATCACTTATGCTTTGACCCAGCAACTGGGGACGCAGCTTAACTTCTCGAATGTTTCGGCCGGTTTGACCGAGCCCGAAACGTTGAGAATTCAGCATTTTATGCGCCCTCCGGGAGCAAAGGGTACGGACCGTCATCAGATCGTCTTTCAAAAGGCGATCGTAGAAGACACTTCCAACAATTATCTCGTTGGCAGCGTCTCTCTACTGTTGTCGGTTCCTCGAAGCACGGAGTTTACGCTGACGATGGTCAAAGACCTCGTCGCTCAGCTTACCTCCTATATTAACAAGACCGCGAATCTGACCAGTATCTATAACGGTGGGACGCCGGAAGGCGACTTCAACGTTACGGGACCGTTCAACCCTTCGATTGCTTAATCGCTTTCGATTGGTATGATTCGGGTATCCTGCTAATATGCTGTGATATCTAGCGATTACACGGGCCATGGAACTTGGAGGAAACCCAGTTGGGAGACCTTAATTCGTTCCAAGCGCGTGCATACGCACTCCGTCTCGCAATGATTGCTGACGGACGGTTACAAGGAATACCTTTCCACGACAAAGATCTTCAGACTCTACTTGAAAGAGTAAAAGCTGAAGGCTCTAGCTTCTTCACGGTAACTCTTCCCCTATTGGGAAGGGCCCATGATTTGGGGTTAGTGACTGGACATTTTATATGTCCAGCTAACTTTGCCAGGAAACGGGAATCATGCCTTCCACGATTTCTACATGCGGTGCTAAACCAAGTGTTTGATCTAGAGGGCAACCTTCTTTGTAATCCCTTAAATTCATCCGTATACTTCCTTAGACAGTTTCTTTTATTTGACGCCAAGCTCATACAAGAGCCAACGCCAAAACAGAAGTCTGCTGCCATTGCCGGTTTTATAGAAAGACAAGATACTCTCCGTAAGGTGAGGATTCCTGTTAATCATCCGGTTCTTGTTAGGGCCAAAGCCCTACTTAAGGACGTTCTCTCTTCGCTTGATCTCAGTACGATATTACCTGGTCATGGACCAGGTATCGTTGCTGAAGGTCTAGATCGAGAAGAACGGTGGGATTTTGACTATTGGCCTGCGAAGGCCGAGCGTCATTACCCATTCCTAGTATATGGATCTCCCTCTATGAGTTCGACGATACTGCGCGGCAAAGGTATCCCTCTTCGCAAGAAGATGGTTACCAAATGCTGCTTAGTACCAAAGGACTTTCGAGGACCACGATTGATCTCTGCGGAGCCTGCTGTTAATCAGTATCTCCAACAAGGTCAAATGCGTCGCATTATGCAATATGTTGACGATCATCCGATTATAGGTTTATCCTTGAAGATGCGTGATCAAACACGCAATCAAAGGATGGCCCAAAGGTCGGTTGAGGATTGTACTGCTACATTGGATCTTTCCGATGCGTCAGACACAGTCTCAACTACGTTGGTATGGTATCTCCTCTCGGATTTACCAGAACTGCGTAGATATCTAATGTCAACTCGATCCGACTACTTATCCTATGAAGGAAAAGAGGTCAAAATCGTTGCTTTTGCCCCGATGGGTTCAGCGGTATGCTTTCCTATCGAGTCACTCGTATTTTGGGCCCTAACAATGGGGTCCTTAATGCTTGTGAGACACTCAGGTCGTCCTTCATGGGCGACCTTCGTGAGGGAGTTGTCATCTTCTATAGGCGTATTTGGGGACGATATTATCGTCCCTAAAGAAGCTTTAGACGTCCTAATCGGTACGCTCGTTAGCGTAGGCTGTAAGCCGAACATGTCAAAAACATGCTCGTCCACGGTCTTCCGCGAATCTTGCGGCACCGAATGGATGAGTAACACTGATGTCACGATTATTCGTAACAGGAGATATTACTATGATGACAGAAGAAGTTTCAGCGATCACCCCGTTCTCCTTAACCTCCAACGGAAATTCTTCCTTAGGGGGCTTCGAAGTACGGCTAAAGTTCTGCTCGATTGGGCAAGAGAAATCTACCCAGTCGTACAGATTCCATTCGAGTTTTATCCGAGAAATCCCTCAACAGAATCTGATAGGTCGGCTACTCTCCACAGTGAAGAACTGGGAAAGAAATCGTATCCATCTACTCTTGAGGTCCGACTTGGAATTCAGCTCATATCTTACACTGAACGAAATAAGCTCAGAGGTCTCCACGCTTCTCGCGTGTTGGCCTCAGAAATTGAGTCTTATTTCGAACGGCAAAGATATGCGCTTGATAGTTTTCCTGTCGCAATCGGGGACGACGTGGACCTTGACGGTCTATGCCGAATCCGGTACAACAGCAAACTACATCGAAC